TTGCTCCCTGTGTTATGGTATCAGGACCACCAGCAGGAGAGGCAGCTACTGCCATATCATCTTGTCTGGTTCTCCTAGCCTGGTTGTTTAATTTTAGTATTGCATTCTGGTACTCACTCGCCCATACCGGAAGAGTAGTCCAATCTTTCATATACATTGTTGCTTCTATCATACATCCTGCAAAAAGAGCATTATAACAATAATCACTAAAATAGTTCTGAGTTGTCATGCTGGTAGATGTGGCAGAAGACAGGTATAGTGGTTGGGATTGTGATTGAATTTCCACAGTTAATGCCGATACCGGCGTTGGCACAATCTTTATACTTGAATTATTTTTTCTGGTATAGTACCTTGGCGTACCTGTAGACGCACTAACAGGCCAGTAGTCATTGACATATTCTACTGTCCTGGGTAATAGATTTGTTACGGTTGTTCCTGTGCTTACTTTATAATTTACATTGCGAACAATACGAACCCTGTCGCCTAAAGACACAGTTCCGGCATTACCGGATGATACAGATATATTTGTATATTCATCCAAGCCGGTATCATCTAGGTCTTTAATCATACGAAGCTCTGTCTTCTTAACAAAGGCAGAGACTTGGGTAGAAAACTCAGTTGAATCGTTTTCTGTTGTATTGATTAAATCTGTTTTTAGATAGGCATAGTTAGGCATGACTAGCCTAAATATAATGTAATTGTAGGAGCCATTGTACCTGTTCCAGAAGTTGCAACACTTACAACACCAATAACACCTACTCCCATATCGCCTATATATTGATCATTAGAATCTAATGCTCCCACACGATAACGGATAGCTGTTCCTTTAGCTGATCTATTTGTAATCTGTTTTGATCCTGAAAGAACAATTTCACCTGCAAGAGTTGAATAGGTATGCATAGCAAGAATTCTTGTTGTTGAGGGAGTAGGACTAGAACCTGTCCCTTCATCTCCTAAACTGGTATTAGTATCAACATAACGAAAACCTGTTATGATTGCTCCATCACTACTTACGTTTTGTGCTACCTTAACATTTGTAGTCATATCTTCTCCTTATAATAGCAGGGAAGTGACCATAGCCACTCCCCCACAGTTAGTTCTACGAACCTTGGCTTCCAAAGAAACCACGCCAATCAGAGACACCAAAGCTGTAACGCTCTCTTGCCTTGAAGCGCAAGTTACCAGTATCGAAATCCGGCTCCATTTTAGTTTGTAGCGGAGTACGCACAAACATTTTGGTGCCATTCGGAACGTCTGTCTTCATAAACCAAGAAGTCGTATCCGTAAATCTACGATTAATATGATAACCTTCAGGTAACATACCCAGATGTCGAGTAGCATTGATTGCATTAATGTTAGGATTCGCAGCCTGACCACCACTAGCTTGGGTGTTACCAGGACTGGATAAAATCCTATCTGCAATTGCCCAAGAATCAACTGGGATATGCAAGGAAACTGCACTCGCACCAACCAGAATACCACGATCATCTTTGATCTTCTGGACGTTGGTAAGAGCGGTTTCAAGAGTAGATTCTGATAGATCAGACGCAGCAATTAAGTTGGACTGATTACCGTTACCTACAGTTGGATGCGTACTGGCAAAGAAGGCTACACCATCACCAATAGTATCAGAGAAACCATTGTTGAATGTATTTGCAGCTTTCACTTGTTTCGTATTTGCCATTGCCCTGGCAAGACCTTTAGCACGAAGCTTGGCAAACGTATCATAAAGATTGTCTTCCATCGCTTCTTCAGTAACCGCAAAGGCCAGAGCTATAGTTTCAGCCGTATAACGGGCTGTATAGCTTTCCTGGGCATCGTCATAAGAAACAGCAGCACCTTCACCTTTTGTTGGGGCGGAACCAAAACTGGTGAAAAGTACTTCTTCTTCAAAAGCACGATCTGAGTTTTCTATTTCATAAAGAGGATCAAGCTCATTGTTGACCTCTCCATACTCCATTCCAAATACCGCATTAAGACCTGGAAGGAGTTCTTTGCTAATACTAGCTCTATTTATAGCCATAGTTAATTCCTCCTATCAAGCCGTGGATGCCGTAGCCGTTACATAACGGTCACGGTGTGTATTTAGATATACTTCGACAATCGGATAGGCATCTCCATCTCCTTCATCAGGAAACTTAGCCCGACCAATACCACGCACTGGTAATACACTTTCTGCGCCGGATGCAGCATCTAGATAATAACTAGACTGACCCGTTGTGGTATTCCCCGAAGACGCTGTAGAGCTAACCGTAACATTATAATTCTTTACGATTAACATTTCAGCCGCCGAAACAGTAGTTGAACATTGAATGTGATAAGTCTGATCAGGATCAGTAATCACAAAAAATTTAATATCCGTAGCACTAGTACCTCCGTTCCACCAACGGGAGAACTTCTGCTCACCATTTTCAACATATTGACAACCCATAAATACTCCTGAAGGTTTTAGCGTTGTAGCGATATACGGAGATATCGTTGCAAAGTTAGCACCAGGAAGTACTACTGGATCACCAGTAAAAATATTGTTGGTGGGGGACCCTGTAAGGCCGGTAGACGACAAAGCAATAACATCAGTTACCGCTTCATTGTTGTAACCACCACCAATTTTACGAGCAGGAGTAAAGCCACGAAATGCTTTAGTAGTAGACATAGTTTACACTCCTATTTTATAAGAGGAGGCTAATCCTGAAAAGAAGGTTGCCGACCTCTTGTTGTTACAGATTTACTTGTATTAGTAATTGGCATACGAGAATCAGAACTTTTCATGAGTTGTGCATTTACTGCATCCATCTGTTCATTAGCCTTATTCTCATAAAATTTTTGCCTAGCCTTTACCTTTGCAGTTGGTTTTTTAGCCAATGCCAAGTCTCCACGACAGACTGCTCCAAGATAACGACCTTCTTCCCTTACGAAGGATGTAATAGCCATCTCAGGTACTTCATCAGGAGTTACGAATATCCATCCTTCCTGTTGTTTTTTACCAACATTCATGATATCATCCACGCCTTTTACAGATATGCGTATCCAACGTAAAGACATTTCTTCATTGTCGAATCTTGCTTGTACCGAATCCGGTATTGTGAGGGCATCTGGCTCCTCAAAGACATATTCTTCTTCGATTTCTCTTGTTGTAGCTTCCCTTGTAGTATTACTACGTATTTCATTTCGTGTCATAATTTAATCCTCCACGTTTATCCGATATTTGTATAGCTGCCGTCAGCATCAGTAATCTTCAGCTTTTCAGCAGCATATTGTTCAAGTGGTATATTCCATTTCTGTGCAAGCCTAACATCTTCTTTTGATAGTTTAACTTTATTAGAATTGGACTGGGGTAAACGTGATCCTCCAGATACTACTTGAGCAGGTGTTGACGAACTTTCCTGCACACGTTCCTGACTTTCAACATTAAAAGCCTGGTTTAATCTATTATCAATTTCCTGATAAAAACCCTCTTCAGTAGGATCATAACCTTCTCCTTTTAATTCGGCATCAATTGCCAGAGCAGCGGCAGTCTTGACATTATCTTGTCCAAACCAATTATTTTTAGCTGCCCATTCTTCTGCCATAGGATCACTTGTAGGTTGGGGAGGAGGAGGAGCATACTGAGGTTGTTGAACCGGCTCTGGCTGTTCTTCATAGTGTTTCTTTGCTGAAGAAATAGTCTTTAAATCAGTTTGAGCTTCATTCAACATCTCTTGCGCCTTTAATAGCTTTTCCTTTTCTCCTTCTTCAAAAGCCTCCATATATACAGTTCTGGCAAGATCAATTTTATCAGTTAATTGTTTTTCAGAAGCATCAAGAGTTAGTTTACTAAAATCTGATACTTCCTTGTCTTTTGTTCTGAGAGTTTGAAACAACTCCTCATTTTTTTGAATGAGAGTAGAAATTTGTTCGTCACGTTCTTTTCTTTGCCGAATAAGCTGCCTTATTCTTTTTTCAGCACCCTTGGTTTCAATACCTTCTAATTCAGGTGCTTCCGGCTTTTCTTCTTTTACTTCTTCTTCTTCTTCTATTTCTATTTCAATTTCTTTCTCTTCATTCGGGGTCTTAATTTCATCCCACTCTTCTTTTTCAGTCATTATTACCTCCGTTGTTTACGAAACAAACGATTTAACGCATACTCTATTATACCATAGAAGTATGGATTTCACAAATATTTTTAATTAGATCCTTGCCCAAGATTAAATGTTGGGTCAAGATCTTTAGGATCTCCCACCTTCATGGTGATCTGATCATCAAAAAGTAAAATAAGTCTTACACCTTTATAGACCAGTTTTGTACCTGCATGTTTACCATAACATACATAGTCTCCTACAGTACACCAAGCACCAACAGGAAATTTATCTTTATCAAGATATGCCAGATCACCCAGAGCTAAAACTTTTCCAACAGTTGTCAGATAAGCCATATCATCTCTGGTTGAGTCTGGAAGAAGAATACCACCCTTGGTCTGACTCTTCACAGAGACAGGACGTACTAAAACATTAAAGCCTGGTAATTCAGGCAGTACTTCTGGGTCTTCTATTTCTTTTGGGTCACTAATCCATAAATCGTTTTTAATGGCTTTGCCCATTTCTACTTGTTGCATTCTTACTCCTCATCATCTGAATATGTTCTTTTTTTAATAATGTCAGTAATATTAGTTCTGGCCCAATCCAGACCTTGTATTGATCCTACCATTTGCCGATAATGCGGGTAATCTTCTGCACCCCCATTTCCTAACATTACTCTTAATTTGTCAATTTCCGTATTGAACTCAATGATAACTTCATCCCAAATTTCCATTGGTTAAGTTTTCTTACCCTTCTTAGGTTTTGGAAAATCCCACTTACCTTTATCCCACTCATTCAGGGAAGATGTGGTTTCCCATTGACCTATGGTATCACCTTTAAACGGATCTCCAAAAGATTTCCCAGAAGGTTTTACATGGTCAAGATAACCTTTACCCTTCTTCATTGTTGCCATTTTCAGTCTCCTTCTTAGATTGTTCAATTGCCATCTTGACAAGAGCATCTAGACCCTTTGTATCAAGATCAGTTTCATTCTTCTGGATTTTATCTACCAGATCTTTTAAAATTCTTTCTCGTTCAACTGCTAGTTTCTTTTCTTCAATTCCTACATCTGTCCTTAATTCCATAACCTTGAGTTCTTTTTTAGAATCTCTGTCTTTATCAGCCTTCTCTTGTTTGGAGTTATCGGCAGCACTTGTTTTCAGAATATCTATGATCTGTTCATTCTCATCTAGCTCTAGTTTCTTATTCTTTAACTCCATTTCTGCTGCCTGAACCATAGTATCAGACTGTAGTTTCTGTTTCTGAAGTTCCACCTTGGCCTGTTCAAGAGAGACAAGCTGCTGTTCTGGAGATTGTGCCTGTCCCATTGCCTGATTTGCATTCATAACCTGCTGGGCTGCTTGCCCCATTATCATTTCTATGATAGCAGGATCTTGTGCCTGTTCCGGTGGTATCTGACCCATTAACTGTTCTGTTACTCCATTCATCTGTTCCTGGTACTTGAGTACCGAATGCTCTTGAATATTAGCTTGTAATATCGGTTGTATTCTTTGCATGACAGGATTGGCACCATTGGCAGGATCTTGCAGATAGGACATCTTTACCTGAATATGAGCATCATGGTTCTGTCCTGGGAAAGCCGCAATGGGTATTCCCTTGGTTGCCGCCATAATATCAGAGACAGGATCAAGTGG